ATTAGCGAGAGCTGGCGTTTCGGGGTATAACAAACCGAAGCGAACCCCGAGTCATCCTAAAAAATCCCATGTTGTTGTTGCTAAAGAGGGCGATAAGGTCAAGACGATTCGTTTTGGGCAGCAGGGAGTAAAGACTGCGGGTAAGCCTAAGAAGGGTGAGTCGGCAAAGCAAAAGGCTCGTCGTAAGAGTTTCAAGGCTCGTCATGGTAAAAACATTAAGAAGGGCAAGATGAGCGCAGCTTATTGGGCCGATAAGGTGAAATGGTAATGGACGATATGCAAGCGATTTATGACGATGAAGTTGGCAGTAGTTCTGGCGGCTTAATGTCTTTGTTACGTGGTACGGGGGATATGGTTCTTGGTGAAGATATTATGGACAATCTTCCGATGTTACTTCGTGCGTTAGAGGGTACGAATAAAGATACGTTGACGATGCAAGAAACCCGCGATATGTCGGGGCCGATGGATGAATCAAGTTTATCTGTTCAATTAAGTAATACTCCAGGATTAAGTTCGATGTTAGGGCCAGAAGCTGGGATGATAGCAGCTATGGCTGGTGGGCCTATGGGTAAGGGTAAATCTGCAAAAGAAATATTAGAAGAGATTATGGAAATAGGTCGTAGGATGAAATCCGAGCAGGATATTATTGATACTCGTCGTGCTACGGAAAACGAAGCGGATCTCCCTGATTTTCTAAAATCATTTTCGCAGAAGCAAAAAGAGCGTAAGGGTAAAGAAGGGTTCAGGGATCTAGTACAAGAGGGCCGCGATGAGTATATGGATTCGCCTGAAGCGTTAGAAGAAGCGATGCGTGTCCAGAAAGATATTATGAGGAAAGCCCGACGCGATGGTGATATGATGGCTGCAGGTGGTCGCCCAGGATTATATGCAAATATTGCTGCGAAGCGTAAGCGTATAGCGGCAGGGTCGGGGGAGAAAATGCGTAAGCCAGGATCTAAGGGTGCACCGACTGCTGAGAATTTTAGGCAAGCTGCAAAGACTGCTAAAAAAGCGCATGGTGGTGGATTAAGTTACGCTAAGGGTTATTACGGTAAATCGTACAAATAGGAAAAGAATATGGCGTTTCCATTTGCAGCAGTAATTGCTGCCCTTACGACGGTTGGTACAACAGCGTACAGTGCTAATAAAGCGCGTAAAGCTCAAAAGAAAGCAAAAGAAGACGCTAACCTCCGTGAATTAATCGAAGGGGCTGCACCTAACATTTCTAACGTTGCTGATGTAATCCCTGAAGAAGTACAAGGTACTGATGTAGCTGGGTTAGAACGAGCGTTAGCTGCGATGGAGTATCAAGGCGGGGAAGTTCCGATTCCTCAAGCTGAAGAAGCTCCGATGGCTGATTTATCTGAAGAAGAATTAGCGGCCTTATTAGAAGAATCAGGGATAGCGGGTCAATTAATGGCCAGCGGTGGGCCAGTAGGTACGCCTGAAGATGTTTATTATTTTAGTGTCCCGCAAGTTATGGGAATGATGCAAGATCCAAATCCTCAAATACAAGGGGTCGGTATGCAACTAGCAGATATTATGTCTTCGACTCCTGGAATGGATATGGTTCCCGCGACTCGCGATCAAATAACGATGATGGCAGAAGGAGGGTCTACAGAAGATACTCTCACTGTTACCCCAGATATGGTAGAACAAATTTTAAGAGGGGAGGAGGGTATGGAAGGAATCTACCGTAGCACGAAGCTTCCCCCAGAAACGTTAGAGGAGGCTAGAAAAGTTTTTGAGTATGAATTAGAGAGAGACATGCTTGAAGATGCAGAAGAACACTTATTAAAACGTTTTGGGCGTGTTGCGATTTCTGACCGATATCCTCGTGATCCTAGTACATACCGAGTAGAGGGCTTTGAACGGCAGTCAATGGCTGAACGGCAGTCAATGGCTGAAGGCGGGTCAACTAATCCTGATTTAATGCAGCAACTTTCCGAGCTAGATAAATTAGTTGAGGACGAAGTTATTTCTCAAGCCCGAGCAGATTACGATCGTCAATTAATTATGGATCAACTTGCTGGACAGTATCTTGGAAGAACAGAACGTCGTCTCTCTAATAGAGATTACGATCAGTTTAGTGATATGGTGTCGAGAGTTGTCGGTAAAAAAGGCCGCGAAGAAGACTATCCAAGAGTTCAGATAACCCCGATGGCCCATGGAGGTGCCGTTACCGCAAAAAAGTTTGAAGACGGCGGTCCAACGCTGTTAGAAAAAATGAGCGGTGTAACATCAGAAGAATTAGATTGGGCAAAATCTATTGATGAGCGGTTATACCCCGATGAGGGGTTAGACGGACGTGGCGATGCAGCTAGACATTTAGCGTTAGGATCGTTATTTGCTAAATCTAAGAACCCAGAACTTGGAGAAGCATTAGGTATTGCGCGAGAGTACATCCCGTTTCCTGATGCAGGAAGAGATATGGATATTTTCAATAACGAATTAGGAATGACTCTTAAAGGTACACAAGAAGAGATTGAAGAAAAGATTAAAGAGTTAATTGAAAATAAAAAAGCCCAGTATTTAACGAAACAAGAAAGCTACAAGTTACGAGGATATGCTGAAGGTGGCCCGATATCCGAGGAACGCTTGAACCAGCTTAGGTTACGTTGAGCACTCCACTTGAACAATTAAAAGAAGTAGACCTTTCCCATCTCTCTAAGGAGGAGGCGAAAGAGTTTACGATATTACTTGAGGAATTAGAAAAGCGTGAAAAGCGCGAAAGTTCTATGGCCTCGTTTTACGATTTTGTTAAAGCGATTTGGCCAGAGTTTATTGCAGGTGCTCACCACAAGAAGATGGCCGAGGCTTTCGACAAGATTGCTTCAGGAGAATCTAAAAGACTCATAATCAATATGCCTCCACGACATACGAAGTCAGAGTTTGCTTCGTATTTGTTTCCTGCATACCTACTAGGTAAACGTCCTAAGCTCAAAATTATTGAAGCAACGCATACCGCTGACCTCGCGATTAATTTCGGTCGTAGAGTTCGTGACTTATTAGAAAGCGAAGAGTATGCAGAGATATTCCCAGCTACCGAACTAAAAGCCGACTCACGAAGCGCGGGTAAATGGAATACTTCGCAAGGTGGGCAGTATTATGCGGCGGGTATTGGTGGTGCACTCGCGGGTCGTGGTGCGGATTTGTTTATTATTGACGATCCGCACTCTGAACAAGACGCTTTTTCGGATAAAGCGTTAGAGGAAGCCTACGAATGGTATCAAACTGGGCCTCGTCAGCGCCTACAGCCAGGAGGTGCAATCGTTATCGTAATGACTCGTTGGTCTAAAAAAGACGTAACGGGTAAATTAATTAAGCGGATGACTCAAGAACAAGGTGGAGATGAGTGGGAGGTTATTGAATTCCCTGCGATACTTCCCTCAGGCAACCCGTTATGGCCGGAGTTTTGGTCTCTTAAAGAATTAGAAGCAACGAAAGCGTCGATTCCTCCGTCGAAATGGGCAGCACAGTACATGCAACGCCCCACTGGGGAAGGTATTTCTATTATTCCGAAGGAATGGATTAAGGAATGGCCGAACGATGACCCTCCTTCTTGCGATTATTTGATACAAAGTTACGATACGGCGTTTTTAAAATCAGAACGAGCTGACTATACGGCGATTACAACGTGGGGGGTGTTCTATCCCGAAGGTAAAATCGGCGATGAACTGTATAACGGGCAAGACGCCCATATAATTTTGATAGATTGTGTAAAAGAACGCTTAGATTTTCCAGAGTTAAAGCGTGAAGCGATGCGCTTGTACGAGTATTGGGAGCCTGATTCGGTAATTATTGAAACAAAAGCGTCAGGTATCCCACTTACACAAGAATTACGGCGACAAGGTATCCCGATAAACACCTTTTCACCGAGCAAAGGTCAAGATAAAATCGCCAGATTAAATACGGTGAGCGCAATTTTCCAAGAAGGTCGTGTTTGGGTGCCTGATACGAATTGGGGACAAGAATTAGTCGACGAAATCGTAGATTTTCCGAACGGAGAAAACGACGATTGCGTAGATGCGACGACCTTAGCACTTATGCGCTTTAGACAAGGCGGATTTTTGCGTTTAGAGGGCGATTACGCCGACGATGAAGAGTATTTTCCAAAAGTTCGTGTTTATTACTGATTTATTCTAGTAAAAAATAAGAGTATGGTGGCAAACCATGGCTGAAGTACAGATTCCCGAGGGTGAAGAGAACGTAGAGATCCTTTTTGATGAAGAGGATAACGTTCTTGACCCATCTCTTTTGACCGAAGAGGTTGAAATCCCGTTTGAAGAAAATTTAGCAGAGTTTTTAGACCCAGCTACTCTTTCTGAAGTCTCTAATGAACTAACCACCGCGTTTGAGGAAGACCTTAGTTCCCGTGGTGATTGGTACGAAGCATTTAAAGACGGATTAGAGCTATTAGGCGTAGATAGTGACCCTAGAAGTGAACCGTTCGAAGGAGCGAGTGGAGTTTATCACCCGCTATTAGCCGAAGCGACTACTCATTTCCAAGCGCAAGCGTATAAAGAACTTCTTCCTGCAAACGGCCCAGTAGATACTAAAATTATGGGCGCGTCTAGTGATCCGAAAGCGATGCAAGCTAATCGCGTTAAGGATTTCATGAACTACCAGCTCATGTATAAAATGGAAGAATACGATCCTGAAATGGATCAGATGTTGTTCTTCTTGCCTTTAGCTGGTTCAGCGTTTAAGAAATGTTATTTCGACCCAGCGATGGGCCGAGTCGTTTCTAGGTTTATAAAAGCCGAAGATCTAATTGTTCCGTATTACACAACAGACCTTCATACGTCTCCACGTATAACTCATCGTATGGCGATGTCAGAAAACGACTTGCGTAAGTTACAGCTAAGTGGTTTTTATAGAGACATGCCGATGAATCCTCCAACAGTTTCTGATGGAGACAACGCGGTACAAGATAAGATTGATGAGATTGACGGTGTTTCTAGAACAGGAACTCAAGCCGAATATACGTTACTTGAGTTTCATGTAGAACTAGATATCGAAGGGTTTGAGCATACAGACAATGATGGAGAGCCGACAGGGTTAGCACTTCCATACATTGTTACAATTTGTAAGGATAACGACACTGTTTTATCTATTCGTAGGAACTACGAAGAAACAGATCCGATGCGTAAGAAGATTGAATACTTCACGCATTACAAGTTCCTCCCAGGACTAGGCTTCTATGGATTCGGCCTAATCCACATGATTGGCGGTGTTACCCGTTCCGCAACGTCAATTCTTCGCCA